TCGGAATCACAGTCTCAAACTTCTCACGACCATGTTGAAAGTACGCTGAGATTGCATTGTCGACATTTGTTGCTGCTGATTGCTCAGGTGTAAACTCTGTGTCGCAGACAAATTGCAAACTCTTAAAAATTGACTTCTCATCGAGGGGCGCTAAGTACGCATTGAGTTCTTTGTCTTTAAATATATCTCTCTTTAAAAACTGGAGATCTTTTATAGATATAAAAGGAACGGATTCCTGATCTTTAATAGCCATAGTATAAACGACATTAAATTCCTTAAAGAACTCAGCAATAGCTGTATGATTGTACCAATCGAAACCCTCACGGACTGACATGAAATTATCGTCACCGTAAGTACTGAGGGCGGAAACTGTGTGGTACAATGGTATTTTATCTAGTTTCCGTAGCATAGCCAATGCGTAGTAAGCCATGCGCAAATAAATTGCATTATCCTTGCAATTAGATGCTGTTGTGAGGGAATGACCTGATGGTGTGGAGTTCAATAACTTAAATAAATCTCCATTCATATAAATCACAGGGTACATTACCTCACTTGCTAGAGTGTTCATTATCTCTATCGTCTCAGAATCATACTGGGCCAGCTTAGCTAGCTCTATTTGAATCCACATAGTAGCCATTGTAATTTGCGAACTCATTCGTTGATCATAATTCTTATAATCGCCAGCGATGATTCTGTCCTCTCCGTACTTACAAGTTGCTTTTATTAACGCCTCCCACTCAGGGCTTTCAGCGTTCACACCGATTGCCAACTCGTATAACGCCGGATTGGTTAATAATGCCGCTAAGATTGGACCATAAAACATCCGTAATCCTAGAGTTAGATTGAGATTTGAACATTGAAAGGTCCGCGTAACTTCTTTTGTCGGTTTGACTGCTTCGTCTTTAAGAGACTGACTAAAAACTTCATAAGTACGCTTACCCTTCTTCCATTGTTCCAAGCACGCATGATATGATTGAATCTGTTGTTCCGTTAAATACATTCTATCATCAATTATATCGCATAGTTTATTTTTAGGCTTGAAATATGGATATCCAGCAGAGGTCTTCCGGTTCATAGGCTCTAAGCCCCTCACCCCCGGAACACCATTGACGCATTCGTCTAGCGTCAGGGGCTTTATACGCCCTCTATTTTGCACCTCGAATGTTGGGCCGACCTTTTTCATGTAATCGACGACCGCAAGTTCCACTAACCGTTGAGGAAACCCAGCATTCGTTTTTGTCGTGTTTTCAATACACGCATGATGGTGTGCCCAAGTTGGCACATCTGGTGGAGGCTTGGCGCATAAACCAACACCAAATTCTCGGCAGACAGATTCACATATAATAGTCTTTTTAACTTTAGACTTAAATCTAGGCACTCTTGTATCTATTGTGCCATAATACTCAAATGTGGTGTCTGCGCCCAAGAAGTTTAATGGGGACTTCTCAGGTGGTGTAGGTTTCAAATCGAAAGAGTAGCCTTCTCTATTTGATGAGAATTCGGTACTCTCTGCGATTAGTAATTTGCCAGGCTTATTCTTAAAAAACTCACAAGCCTGGTTATAATCCTCCTTAAGGAAAGACACTGAACCTACTCTCGTGTCTTTACCTGCTATATGTATACTGTGTATAAACGGTTGTTTAGAGTGAGCTATATAAACTTGCCCACACAGACCTTTTTCCGTTAATCTTGTGTAATCACCCAGATAGCCTTTTATCAATTTCTTTTGCTCTTTCCCATACTGGGAAGTAAAGTTATCTGGCTTTAGGCGAACATTATGTACATTTCCTTCTATTTCGCCGGTATTTAGACGCCTATACACAGTTTTACATACATGGTCGGCAACTTGATCGCACTCAGGGAAAAACTTTAATAACACTTTTCGATCCCCTACTTG